AATTCTGAAAATACCACAACACACTTTAGTATTGATAGAGATGATGGAAGAGTAGAACTTAACTATGGTGGAACCAAGAAATTTGAGACCACTGGTTATGGTGCTACTGTTTATGGTGGATTAAATGTCTCTGGTGTTTCTACATTCCAAAGTAATGTAAATCTTGGTGATAATGATTCACTTTACTTTGGTGATAATAATGATTTACAGATAGTTCATAACGGAACTAATAGTGTTCTATATCACTCTCTTAATTCTGGATATCTAAGCCTTAGATCAAACGCATCTACTGGTGGTATTCATTTTTATGATACCGACTCTTCGACCTATTGGGGAGCAATGGAAGCGGCAACTGGTGCCGTAAATTTTAATTATAATGGTGCCAAGAAATTTGAAACCACTGCTCGTGGTATTGATGTAACTGGAACCACAGACACCGACCAATTGAATGTCACTGGTGTTTCTACATTTACTGGTGATATTGACGCAAATGGTAATCTTGATGTTGATGGACACGCAGAATTTGATAATGTCAATATCTCTGGTGTAGGTACAGTTGCCAATATTGAAATTGGTTCTGCTAGCAATAATACGATAAATACCTTGAGTGGTGCTCTGACTTTAGATTCAGAGATTGGATTTAACGTTGCTATTAGCACTCATACTAACGTTGTTGGTTATCTTTCGGCAACGGATGGCATTTATTATGAAATAGGTGATTTTAATGGACCAAATGGTATAGCATATTTTGATTCAACTGGACTACTTGTAAGCAGTGCTTCCACAGTCGGTGCAGCATCAACATCGAATTATCTTTTAACAACAAACGCATCTGGTGTTCCAGTCTGGACAAACGTATTTGACGGAGGCTCCTTCTAATGGCAAAACCAAATAGTAGACAATCACTTATTGATTATTGTCTCAGGAAACTAGGTGCTCCTGTTTTAGAGATTAACGTTGCCGATGAGCAGATTGATGATGCCGTAGATGATGCTCTTCAACTCTTTCACGAAAGACATTTTGATGGTGTTGCGAGAACTCTTTTAAAATATAAAATCACTTCTGATGACAAGGATCGTGGAATGGCTGGTCCTGGTGGAACAGGTATTACAAGTGAGACTGCAACTTCTACTGCTGGTCCATCATTCACTTGGTACGAAAATGCAAACTACATTCAGGTTCCCGATTCCGTAATCGGTATTGAGAAGGTATTTAAGTTCGACTCTAGTTCCATTTCCAATGGAATGTTCAGTGTCAAATATCAGTTGTTCTTAAACGATATTGCATTCGATCTTGGTTATCAAGGTCTCTTGACATACTCTATGACTAAGAGTTATCTTGAGGATATTGATTTCCTTTTGACAACTGATAAGCAGTTGAGATTTAATAAGAGACAGAATAGATTGTACATGGACATTGATTGGCCAAGTGCTGTTATTGGTGATTATATTGTTTTGGATTGCTACAGGATTATGGATCCTGATGATTTCACTAATGTTTACAATGATTCTTTCCTGAAGTTATATCTGACTGCTTTAATCAAGAGGCAGTGGGGTCAGAACCTCATCAAATTCAAGGGAGCAAAACTTCCTGGTGGCATCGAACTTAATGGTAGAGAAATCTACGATGATGCTGAAAGAGAACTTGAGGACATCAAGAAGAGAATGCTCTCAGAATACGAAATTCCTCCCCTTGATCTTATCGGATAATGGCACTCAATCCATTCTTTTTACAGGGCTCTGCTAATGAACAGTTCCTTCTACAGGATCTGATTAATGAGCATTTAAGAACTTATGGGATAGAAATTTACTATATTCCTAGAAAAGTTCTTGGGCAGGATGATATTATCAGAGAGATTGAGGTATCAAAGTTTGATGACAACTTTGCTATCGAAGCATATCTAGAGAATTTTGATGGGTATGCGCCTGGTTCCGATATTATGACCAAGTTTGGAATCAATCTACAGAATGAAGTAACTCTTACAATCTCAAAAGAGAGATTTGAAGATTTTGTACAACCTTTTATGGCAGAATCTTCTGATGATGAGATTCTTTTAAATACAAGACCAAGAGAAGGTGATCTAGTTTATTTCCCTCTCGGTGAAAGACTATTTGAAGTCAAACGGGTAGAGCACGAACAACCATTCTATCAACTAGGGACAAATTACACTTACAAACTAGAATGCGAACTCTTCCAGTATGAAGGTGAAGATATCGATACATCTATCGACTTTATCGATGATGAAGTAAAAGATCAGGGTTATATTACAGAACTAACTTTGGTCGGACAAGGTGTTACAGCTTCTTTAAGAATTGACAACTTTGGTAGAACTGGACTTATCCAAAAAATTGTCTTAACTGATGATGGTTCTGGATACACTAGAACTCCCGTTGTTTCTATTAGTACATCACCACTTTTAGTTACTGGTTCTACTGCGGAAGCAGTTGCTATTACAACCGTAAGAAATGGTGTTCACTCTATTGACAGGATTCTTATCACCAATCCTGGATTTGGATATACTGTCCCACCAACGGTGACTATCACAAGTATTGCCAATACTTCTCCTGGTGGTCAAGGTGTTTATGGTGTAGGTGCTGCCGCAACAGCTGTTATTACCAATAGTGGCATTGCTTCCGTTCGTGTCGTTAATGGTGGCACAAACTATTACAACACACCTATTGTTTCGTTTGGTTCAAGCACTGGCATTACTCCAGCAAGAGCAGAAGCAGTTATTAGTAATGGTTCCATAAGAACAATTCTTTTCTCAGATACTGGTATTGGTTACACTGAGGCACCAACTCTAAATGTCATTAGATTGGGTGCAGATGGGACTCTGACTGATACTAACTATGAGTATAATGAAGAGGTTGTCGGTCAGGCATCTTCCGTAACAGCAAAGGTTAGAGATTGGAATTACAACACTGGTATTCTTAAGGTTGGAATAAATAGTGGAAGATTCTATGAAGGAGAAGAGATTGTAGGATCTGCTTCTTCCGCAAGATGGAAAGTTGCATCTTACAATGATTATGATGAAAACGATCCATTTGAACAAAACGAAGAATTTGAAACTGAAGGTCTGAATATCATTGACTTCAGTGAAGATAATCCATTTGGTAACTTCTGATGTTAGGCACTTACTATTACCACGAAATTATTAGAAGGACTATCGTAGCCTTCGGAACTCTTTTCAACAACATTCATATCCAGCACAAGGATAATGATGGAAATGTTGTTGATGACATCAAGGTGCCATTGGCATATGCTCCAATGCAAAAGTTCCTTGCTAAGATTCAGCAGCAAGCAGACCTTAGCAAACCAGTTGCTATCACTCTCCCTAGGATGTCATTTGAGATGACAAGTCTTTCATATGACCCATCCAGAAAGACAACAGCAACTAAAACATTTAAAGCAGTGACTAGTGGTGGTGATATTAGGCAGGTTTATCACCCAGTCCCCTATAATATTGGATTTCAACTTGCTTTATATTGTAAATTAAATGAAGATGCTCTTCAAGTAACAGAACAGATTCTTCCATACTTTCAACCATCTTTCAATTTATCTGTTGATCTTGTTTCTTCTATCGGTGAGAAAAAAGATATTCCAGTTGTCCTGAACGGAATTACCATGCAGGATGATTATGAGGGTGATTTTTCAAGTAGAAGATCTTTAATCTATACTTTTGATTTTACCGCAAAAACTTATCTGTTTGGTCCTATCGCAGATTCCTCCGATGGGCTCATCAGAAAGGTCCAGGTCGATTACTATTCTGATACCGATCAGACAATTGCCAAGAGGGAGCAAAGATATACTGCGGTTCCAGATCCTATTGATGCTGACCCAGCAGATGACTTTGGTTTCTCCGAGACCATAGAGTTTTTCCAAGATTCTAAAAAGTATAGTCCCACTAAACAAGAGGATATTTAATTATGTCTGGATATGATGGTATTGATAAGGCTTTAGATGTTGAAGCATCTATTGTCCCTGAGGGTGGTTGCCTACCAAGAAAAAAGCAACTTAAAAATGCTGCCGAAAAATCTGATATTGATAGAGACTATGAATACAGCAGAGGTCAACTTTATTCTATTATCGAAAAAGGTCAAGAGACTTTAGATGGTGTAATGGAGTTGGCACAGGAAACAAATTCTCCTAGAGCATATGAAGT